CAAGGAGCGGCTTGTGACGATGTATAACCGCAAGTTCAACTGTTTCGTGCGCCCGCGCTACGACGGCTCCCATCAGACCTTTCCCGACCTCAACCTGAAAGGGCTGGCAAGCCGGGGTATCAAGAGCGTCTATCCCTCACAGATGGATTGCGTCTGGATGTTGAAACAGAACGGCGGCGGAATTTGCGACCACGAGGTGGGAACCGGTAAGACGCTGATAATGTGCATCGCCGCGCATGAGATGAAGCGTCTGAATTTGGCACACAAGCCGATGATTATCGGGCTGAAAGCCAACGTTGCGGAGATTGCAGCCACCTATCAGGCGGCATATCCCAACGCACGTATTCTGTACGCTTCGGAGAAGGACTTTTCGACCGCCAACCGTGTGCGCTTCTTCAATAATATAAAGAACAACGACTACGATTGCGTCATCATGTCGCACGACCAGTTCGGCAAGATACCGCAGTCGCCGGAATTGCAGCAGCGCATCCTGCAAGCAGAGCTTGACACGGTGGAGGAAAACCTCGAAGTGCTACGGCAGCAGGGAAAGAACGTGTCGCGGGCGATGCTGAAAGGATTGGAGAAGCGCAAGCACAACCTTGAAGCGAAGCTGGAGAAGGTGGAACACGCCATAAAGTCACGCACGGACGACGTGGTGGATTTCAAGCAGATGGGCATCGACCACATCTTCATAGATGAGAGCCACCAGTTCAAGAATCTGACTTTCAACACGCGCCACGACCGTGTGGCGGGATTGGGAAACAGCGAGGGAAGCCAGAAGGCACTTAACATGCTCTTTGCCATACGCACCATACAGGAGCGCACAGGAAAAGACTTGGGTGCGACCTTCCTCTCCGGCACGACTATCAGCAACTCACTGACTGAATTGTACCTGCTGTTCAAGTACCTGCGCCCGAAGGAGCTGGAACGGCAGGACATAAGGTGTTTCGACGCTTGGGCGGCGATATTTGCCAAGAAGACGACGGATTTTGAATTTAACGTGACGAACAATGTGGTCCAGAAGGAGCGTTTCCGCTACTTCATCAAAGTGCCGGAGCTTGCCGCCTTCTATAATGAAATCACGGACTACCGCACGGCGGAGGATGTGGGCGTTGACCGTCCTGCCAAGAACGAGATACTGCACCATATACCGCCCACGCCGGAACAGGAGGACTTCATACAGAAACTGATGCAGTTCGCCAAGACGGGCGATGCCACCTTGTTGGGCAGGCTGCCGCTTTCGGAAACGGAAGAAAAGGCGAAGATGCTCATCGCCACGGACTATGCCCGGAAAATGGCACTCGACATGCGCATGATAGACCCGAATTACGAAGATCATCCCGACAACAAAGCGAGTCACTGTGCCAAGATGATCGCGGAGTATTATCAAAAATACGACGCCCAGAAAGGCACGCAGTTCGTTTTCTCTGATTTGGGGACATACCAGCCGGGCGACGGGTGGAACGTCTATTCGGAAATCAAGCGCAAACTGACGGAGGACTACGGTATACCGCCAAGCGAGGTGCGCTTCATTCAGGAGTGCAAGACCGACAAGGCGCGGAAGGCGGTGATAGACGCCATGAACGCCGGGACGGTGCGTGTGCTGTTCGGCTCTACCTCTATGCTCGGAACGGGTGTGAACGCCCAGAAACGGTGTGTGGCTATCCATCATCTCGATACGCCGTGGCGACCGTCCGACTTGCAACAGCGTGACGGACGCGGAGTTAGGGCAGGTAATGAGATTGCCAAACATTTCGCCGGGAACAACGTGGATGTAATCATCTACGCGGTGGAGAAGTCACTGGACAGCTACAAGTTCAACCTCCTGCACTGCAAGCAGACTTTCATAAGCCAGCTCAAAAGCGGTGCGATGGGTGCGCGTACCATCGACGAGGGGGCAATGGACGAACGCAGGGTAAACAGGGCGGGGGTGGGTCCCGTGCTAACACTCTCCATATTTTCTCCCGCTGGTTTTTTGGACTATGGGGGCTATGACCTTTCCCCTACGTGACCTTGAAATCCGCGGGGGATTGGATTTTCCAACCTGTTCCTAAAAAACTTTATTATCTCTGATGCTACAACATTTGGGATTTTTGCTTATATTTGCGCAAAACTAATGAAGAGTAAGCCATGCGTAAGATCATACCCCCCCCACTGCCTTCGCCTCGTTCACCGGGTCGGCCGAGTATGCCGGCAACGATGATGCGGAGCTGAGCCGCAACCTTGCGGAGAACGTCGATCTGCCAGCTATCTTCCGGACGCTGGATCAGGGAGTCGTGCCGGGGCTGATACTTACGGCCGCCGGCGGCGATACGCTGATATGCTCCGGGTATTCGCTGATAATTACGGCGGACACGATCGCCGTAACCTTCGCGCCGATCAAGCTGTTCAACATATCCGTGACGTGTACGCTGGACCGGATGAATCCGGGCGGCGATGCGGCGGCGGTTCCCAATTCGGAGTGGTGGCTTACGGCGACGACCGAAAGTCTCACGTGATAAAATTTGGAAATCCGGAATTTATACCTATCTTTGTGATGTCCGGCGCGCAACCGGATCGGCCGGGGCGGTTTTGTGATTTCTCAGATTCATTCCCCCTTTCCCAAGATTTAGGTGTGTACCCGGCCGCCTTTCGAAACCTCTGGGCCTGACAGTCGGCCTGTTTGCATAATGTTTTGATTTTTACCCGGCGCCGGAATTTTTCCGGCGCTTTTTCGTCTCTTTTTTGATTTTATCGGAAATTTCGCTAAGTTTGTCCGGACTTAAACCCCGAAGCAATGATTATCGCCAACTCCACAACCGCAGTACGCATAAACTCCCAGAACGTCATCGGCATCGACCTCGACGAGCTGACGGGGACCGTTACTATCCACTCTTCGGTGGACAACGAAGAGCTGGAGATCACTCCCGACCTGCCGGCGTCCGGGCCGGGTCTCTACATGGCGCTTGTTCGCGCCGTAGCCCAAGACAAGCCTTTGTGCGACATCCGTAAATTCAAGTAGCGATGGGAACGAATCCGTGGGCGAACAGAGCGGCGGGCGCGGCGCCGGCCGCCGGCGGCGACGCCGAGGAGCGCGCCGCCCTGATGGAAGAGGTCCGAGCCGAGGTCCGGGAGGACGTGCGCAAGCGCTTCGGCGATGACAAGAATCCCGTAACGGAGTTCCTGCTGAAAGTCGGGGTGCTGGAGGACATGGAGGTCATGCGCCGCGTCACCATGCGAACCTCCGACAACAAGCTGATATATCAGTGCGGAAAGAAACTGGACCTGCTGAAAACCTACATCGCGTTGGCCAAGGAGACCATCGTCATGCAGGAAAAACAGCAGAAAATAGACTCGGCGGCCGGCGCCGGCGACGATAAGGACGAAGTGATCGTTTCACTGGAAAGAACCTGATGAAAGTACGGCTGGACATACCCCTGAACCCCAAGCAGGTAGAAATGTATAACCTGCTCAACTCCGGAAAATTCACGGAAATTCTGTTTTACGGCGCCTCCCGCTCCGGCAAGACTTTCCTGATACTTTTCTGGATGATCGTTCAGGCCATCGTCTACAATGCCAACTCGCTGGTGGTGCGCGAGACCTTCACCTCGCTCAACATGGGTATGATCCGTCAGACGCTGCCCCGCGTGCTGGACGCCATAGCCCGACTTAACGGCAAGAAAACATACCAGAAACTCATGGTCGGCGGAAAGCCCTTCGCCAAGTACAACGGCAAGGACAACGTGCTGACGCTGTTCAACGGCGCCTATATCCAGTTCGCGTCGATACGCGCCGGGGCGGACGGCGCCGGCGACACCTACGACAAAATCCTCTCGACCGATTGGGGACATATCTTCGCCGACGAGGTGTCCGAGATCGACTTCGCCGCCATCGAGACCCTCTACTCACGTCTGGCGCAGCTGTTGCCCGTGCCTAACCTGATGCTTTACGCCCTGAACCCCACAACCGAGCTGCATTGGACCTACAAGCGTTTCTTCAAGCACGAGAACATGGACGGATCGCCCCTCGCGGAGTCCATCACGCAGCTGATGTACGCAATGCACTTCTCCAAAGACGACAATGTGCAGTTCGTGTCCAAGCAGTATTTTCAGGGGCTGGACCGCCTTTCGACCCTCTCCCGCGCCCGCTTCCGCGACGGCGAGTATTCGAAGATCGGCACCGGGAAGTATTTCCGGCAGTTCACGTGGCTATACCGGCCGCATATCGACCAGATCGTCGAATGCGTGATATACACCGACCCATCGGCCAAGTCGAAGGAGACCAACGACTTCAAGGCCACGGTAACGCTGGTGCGGACCGCAGACACCCGCATCTGGCTCTGGGACTGCCGCGCCGTGCAGGGCACGAGCCATCAGATGCTCGAAAACATCTACGAGCTGGCCATGAAAGCGCCCCTGACCCCGCGCATCATCATCGAGAAGAAACAGCTTCCCCTCGACTTCGAGAAAACCCTGCAACGCTTCCAGATCGACAACCGATGGACGGCGCCGATATGCTGGGACACGCTCAACCACGGCGACAAGTTCTCGTGCATCGAATCGACGCTGGAGCCGCTGGTGAATACCGGGAAATTCGTATTTTGCAACGAATTGCAGAAATGCGGCGTCTACGAGCATATCATCGACCAGTTCGTGCGATTCTCCGACACCAAGACCTCGGACCGCAAGGACGACATACCCGACGCCTGCGCGAAGGGCGTCACGTTCCTCAACCACAATATTGTCCAACAGTCGCGCACCGACGGCGCGCAGGTACTCTTCTACCGCCGCGGCACGCTGACCCAAATTCCAAGCTGATGCCAGTAGCAGTCAAAAACCAAAATTGGATTCAGGGCACATACGACCCAGCGACCGGAACGCACGACCCCGGCGTAGCAACGCAAGTCTGCGCGTCATTTCCAGCGTCTGCATTCCCCGACGGGTATCTGCGCTTCGCCGCGGCGCCCACCGATCTGTTCGAAGCGCAGGCCGATCAAGCGTTTGTCTTCGGCCTCACCGCCGCGGGAGAGATGACGGAACCCGTCATGGCCACCGGATCGCCCTTGACGGTAACACTCGGCGCCGAGTGGCTCGCCGACGTCGAAACCGTCTTTATCGACATCGCATGCACCGAAGATGTCACGAACCATGCCGCGTGGGCCGCGGCGGTCATTCAGCTCGACATGTCGCCGAATTACTTCCCGGAATCGGCGCTGGGCATCTACATCACGCCCCAGCAACTGCGGCAGTTCAAGAACATGTACGCCGACTGCGTGTCCGACGCCTACCGGGCCGCCGTGGGGGAGCTTACGGCCAACATCGGCAACATCTTCGACATGGCGGCCATGCTCGGAGAGCCGGACGAGAACAAGAAGGACGATACGATCCGCTGGATTTTGCAGGTCCTCACCGCCTACAACATCGCATCGCCGAGCCTTAACTACTCGGAGCCGCTGGCCGCGGCTTACGAGAAGGTCGCGCAGACCATCATCAAACTCAAGGGCGGCGTGGTGTCGCTCGAAGAGCCGGCGCCCTACCGCACCGATTCCCAGAACGCCAACGCGGAAGTCATCACCTCCCGTTACAAATACCTCGGATAATCATGGCAAAATTCCATTTCCCGAAAATCAATCCCTATCAGGTGCCCCAGCAGGTCGGCACCGGCAATATCGAATCCCGCTATCTGTTCAACAACTACCGCCGGGAATGGACGCCGGCGCTCTGGAGGCGCGCCGTGGACATGGCCATACAATACTCGGACATGTCTCTGCTGGACACGCTCTATTCGTGGTGCATGCAGTCGTCGCCGTTCTTGGTCTCGCAGATCAACAAGCGGCTTATCCCCATCTACAAGCGAAACTTCGTATTCGGCCGCAACGGCCGCGAAAACTCCCGGCTGACGGAGAAGTACATCCGCAACTCGTGGTGGTTCAAGCGGTTCATCCGCTACATCCTCCTCTCGCAGTTCTACGGATGCAAGATGGTAGCCATCAACCCCGAAAAGCGCAAGGTGGTGGACTTCCCCCTGCGCAACATCGACATCTTCAACGAAGCCCTGCGTTTCCAGACCTTCGAATACTATCAGGTCATCAACGCCGCGGACTACGATAACCTCTTCTTCTTCCAGCCGGAAAGCGATCAGGATTTCAAGCTCGGCCTTCTGCAATCCATCTCCCGCGCCATGATCGGCATCGTGGAGATGTTCAACGACTGGCAGGTGCTGGGCAAACGGTACTCGTTCCCCCTGACCACCATCGGCTACGACGCCAACAACGCCAAGGCGCAGACGCAGGCCCAGACCGTGGCTCAGAACCTCGACATGCTCACCATTCCCCTGATCCCCTACGTGCAGGACATGGTGAACAACGGCAAGAGTCTTTACTCCATCGAGGTAAACCCCATCAACACGCAGACGGGTTCCGACGCCTTCCGCGTGATGAAGGAGTACATCGTGGAATACCGCTCCGAGATCATGCAGGCGGTAACCGGCGGCACCCTGCTCGGCTCCACGGAGAAAAACACCAACTCCGAGCAGCTGGCGCAGATACATTGGGAAATCTATCAGGACATCCTGAACGCCGACGCCGAAATGGCCCTGATGATTATGAACCGCGAGGACACCAAGCACAAACTTGCCGTGCTGTTCGATGACGCTTCCATCGAATCTGCCCCCATCATCGAACTCCCCGACGACCGTCTGCCGATCAGCACCTTCGTGGACGTGGGCAACATGATGGCCAAGCAGGGGTCGAAGTTCAAGCCCGAAGCGTTCCGGCGCGTAGGCATCGACCCCTCGGACGTCGAAGCCGAAAAGAAGGAGGAAGAGAAACAGAGCCTGATCGGCCGCGTGTTCAACCCCCGGAAGAAGGAGGATCAGACCGAAAAGGTAACCGAGAAAACCGAGACGGAATGAAAACCGCGCGCGACTTCGAACTCGACTGCCGCCGGCTCCGGCAACATCTGATCGAGGTGCTGCCGGCAAAGCTGGGGGCGTCCATGCTGGAAGAGACGCGCACCAACTTCCGCAACGAATCCTACGGCAACGACGATGTGAGGGAGCGGTGGCCGGAACGGCGCTACGAGGACAAATTGACCTACCCAAAGCTCCGATACACGGGGCGCCTGTTCCGATCCATCCAGCCGAAGGTGCACCGCATCTCTTCCCGCGCCGCGGTCGTATCGCTCGGATCGCCCCTCTCCTATGCGCAGGTGCACAACGAGGGATGGCGCCCCGGCATGCCTATCACGGGTTCCACCCTGCGCCAGCCGCCCAGCGCCACCAAGCGCGTATGGCTTCCCCGGCGGCCCAAACAGCGCCAGTATATGGGCATCGGCCGGCGCTCGGTCCGCAAGTTCATGCAGGTGATCCGAAAAGAGGTGAATGCGGCCATGCGAAAATAATTTTTTCGCCGGAATTTGGAATTTATCTGAAAATAACTTACGTTTGCGTGAAATATGTTCGGTGACATCATAGATAGGATCATTCAGGTACTTCGCAATTCTCAGGTCGTGATTGCGAATAAAATGTCCGTCTGCGTCATATCATCCGACGAAACCCAGACCGTCAATACCCTCTTACCGGCCATCGCCGTGGGGGTGGAGGACAGCAACAACGCCGACGTGTTCATCGGCGGAGCCATCAAGGACCGGCTCAGAATCAAGCTCTGCGTGCTTGTCGATCTCACCAATTATTCGTGGTCCGCTGACAAGCAGTTTCAGGCAAGCCTTATTTCGCTGGGCCATGGCGTCCGCAATGCGGTGGAAAAGGCCAAGACGGCAGGTGATTTTCTGGAACTCCAGCAGAAATACAACCTTTGGCCTATCTATCAAGGGTTCAAGACCTACCAGCGCATTTCCACCAAAGATACCTTCAACACCGAAGTGATGGTGTGCGAGGTAATGTACGAAAGCACGGTGTTCGATCTGGAGCTGGCCCGCGAGAGCCGGCCGACGGAAGAGGTCGAAAAGGTAAAAATCAAAGGGTTCACCGGCACAGATCAGGACCTGACAACGGAGTTGCCTATCGTAACAACTTGATTATGGAATTGAAGATCAAACGGCAGAAGCTCAGTGATGAATCGCTCAACGACAAGGATTATGTCGTTCTGAACGACGGTATCAACTGGGACCGCTACAAGAAAAATCCCATCCTGCTCTGGGACCACAACCCCCGTGAGCCTATCGGCAACGTGGTGAACATACGCCGGGGAGAGGACGGGGATTGGTATGGAGAATTGCGATTTGACGGAGTGACGGAGCAATCCCGGCAGCGGCGCGATCAGTACCTTGCCGGTACGCTCCGGGCCGTCTCTCTCTCCGGCAAAATATACTACACACTGCGCGACGGCATCAAGTACGCCACGCGCTTCGATGTGTACGAAATATCCCTCCTATCTCTTCCCTCGAATGCCAACGCTGTGGACGAGGTGGAGGGCGCCGAACCGGCACTGCGCGTAGGATTCTGCGCTGTGGAGGCCGAAGAGCTGGAATCCCTGACCTCCGGCTACACCGAATCATTAACCAAATATCTCAACAAGATGAAAGAAGAGAACCAGACCGCCGAGGTGGAGAAAACTGCCGAAGCGAAGGGTTCGGAAGCCCCGCAGGAGCAGGCTCAGGAGCAGTTCGCGGCCGCGGCCCAGCCTGCGGAAGCGGCTGACGCCGGTACGGTTTCCGAAACCGAGAAATTCGAAGGATCGCGCGAAGGCGCCCTCAGAGCGTTTAACGAGTTCCTGCGCCTGATCGGCATTCGGGGAGCCGAAGCCGCAAAAGCGGACAGCGACATGGCCGAAGAGGACCGCAAGGCCGCCGAGGAAGTGCGCGACGCCGAAAAGAAAGAAGAGGATGATGACGATGACGACGGCCGCGAAGAGCGCGGCGAGAATTTCGCATCATCGACAACCGAGCAATCCAAACCTGCCGCCCGCATCCTGAATGTGGAGGATACGGTTGAAAAATCAAGTAAAACCAACGTTCAATTCAGTTCCGCTATGGAAAGAAAAACCATCCACGAGTATCTTCGTGACAACGCCGGCAAAGACCGATTCTCCGAAGCCGTGCGATTCTCGGCGGCAGTAGGGAAAATGAACCCTAACGAAGCCGCTCAGGATTCGCGCATGAACCTCCTGCGCGAGTTCGCCTATTTCGCCGCCAAAGACCGCGGCTTCCGCGCCGCTGTCGGGGGCATGAACTTCGACATCGACGGCCGTCCCACCGGTACGGCTGACGAGGCCCTGAACCGTCTCGAACAGTTCGCATCGGGTCTCAACTCGATGAACTTCATCGAAACGACGCCCGACTTGGCCAAAATCGAGTGGTCCACGATGATCTTCCGTGAACTCTTCCCGGACGATTCGTGGGCAGACCGCATTTCGCGTCTCAGCGCCGAGGATGTGGCCGGCATCATCTGGATCAACTCGGCCATCAAGCCGAAGGTATACTTCGGCAAGCGTGCCCCGATCAACGTGTCTCCGTCGCTCTACGACGACGATCCCGTGGGCATCATCATGCACCTCTTCGCCCTCGAAAACATCGTTTGGCAGCAGGCCAACACCGATCTGCTGGCGTACGACGATGTGGCACTCGGCACTTCGGAGGCCCTGCGCTGGCTGTCGTCGAAGGCCCACAACTACATCATCCAGAAGCTGTCGGAGGACGCCAGCGTTACGCGCCTGACCACGGGCGAGAAAACGTACTCGGCAACTAACGCCTTCCCGGCTAACCCGACGGCAACCGGAACGCTGAAAGAGATCGCCCCGGCCGACTTCCTCGCCATGCAGACGGCGTTCGTCAACCAGAACTACGTCATGGAGACCTTCGCCGCCGAAATGGTGATGCCGGCCGTCATGCACGAACAGCTCCAGTCGAACGCCACGCTCACGAACCTGCTGACCAAGAATGCCGGAAGCATGCGCCCGATGTTCGGAGAGTACGCAGGCTTCGCATTCCGTCCTCGTTCGATCACGACGCTGTATGACAGCGCCGCCAGCAAGATCATCGACCCGGAACTGTATCTGGACGGCAAGATCACCGACGAAACGGGCGCCATTCCCGCCTACACGCCGCCTGTCATCCCGGCTACGGCGTACGGATCGGCGCTGGCGTTCATCCCCTCGGAGGCCATCATCGCCATCGGACGGACCAACGTCCATATGGTCACCGACCCGTCGAACTACGGCTGGCGCATGTCGATGGATATGCGTCTGGGTGCCGGCGCTGCACGTAAGGGCGGACTTGGCATCGGCGTGATCGCCCCCGCAAAGCAGGCCTAAGGCTAAAATCAACTCCCCACTGCCCCCCCCGGCAGTGGGGATAACCAACAACTTTAAAATCACAAAATTATGTCCACGAAACCCGTTTATTCTGAGCAGTATTTCATCAACCTTATGGCCGCGGCTATGGCGTACGGCACGATCTACGTGACCAGCGACGCCAACACCTACCGCGACGAACAGTCGGCCGTGACCCGATGCCGGGACTTCATGAAGCTCCGCCGGATCGTGCGCTACGCAACCATCACCCCAGCGACGTGCCCCACCAACGAAGACGAGCTGAACGACCTGATGGTTACGGTAGAGAGCAAGGTGCCCGAACCGGTTCAGACGAAGGAAACGCCCCAGCCTATGGACCTCGCCGCCGCCGCCGCCGCTCTTGCGGCCAAGAAGGCGCCGAAGGAAGAAGCCAAGAAGGCGCCGGATCGAAAGAAAGGGAAGGCATCTGCCGCACCCGATCCCCAGCCTGCGCCGGCGCCCGATCCGGAACCGGAACCGGAACCGGAAAGCGCTGCCGACGACGTTCCGCAGAAGGAAGAAGAATCCGCTCAATAAGCATAAATTACCATTAACATGGCTCAAACTGGAATTAACATCGAGCTGAAAGATACCACACTCAGCCGCCGTCAGCCCTCCGTGGGCAATGCGGCGCTGGTGTACGGTATCAAAGTCTCGTCCGGATCGGTGAGCGGGAAACCCACACTTATCACGAGTCTGGATTCCTACACCGCTTGGGCCGCATCCGATGCTCCTGACGCCAAACTGCTCAACAACGATCCCCACCTGTTGGGAATGGTGACGCAGTTCTACGCCAAAGCCGGAAGCGGAACCTATCTGTGGCTGATCTTGGCGACCGGCGAAAAGGGTGATTTCGTTACGACCAATGCGGCGAACATCAAGCGCCAAATCCGCTTGACGCTGGAGGCCAACTACGACAACCGCCCCCGCATTATCGGCTGGTGCTCGCAGGCCAACGACGACGCCTCAGGGTGGGTCCCCACGACCACTCCGACCGTTGTAAAGGCCATCGAGACCATCCAGAATGCGATGTTCGCCGAGGGCATCCGCTTCGTGAACGTTTACGCTTCTAACGTTGACGGGGCGCAGGCAAGTTCGGCCGCCAACATCACCGACATCTCCACCTATGCGGCGCCGTCGGTAGCGTACATGCCTACCACCACGCTCTACAACACTACGGTGGACGAGGCAGGCAACATCACGGCTTACACCCCCATCAAGGATGTAGGAGAAGCCATCGGCATCCTGTCGGCTATCTCGGTTGCTGAATCCATCGGCTCGCACGAACGCGCAGCCGTGGCGCAGAAGGCGTTCTTCAACGACCCCGAAACCGTCGTAAGCGTGACGGAGGTAGACCCCTCGATCATCGACGCGCTGGGCAAAGGTCAGTATCTCTTTCACCGGCCCTACCCCACCGGCATCTTCTACAACGACGGCGCCACCTGCAACGACCCGACGAAGGCGTTGTCGCGGCTGGAGTTCGTTCGGCTGGGGAACGCCGTATGCGACGATGCGCAGGAGTTCTTCTCGCAGATTCTGAACACGCAGGCCCCCGTAGACGCCAAAGGCGATCTTAGCAGGACCTACGCCACGCAGATCGAGAATAACTTCTACAATCTCTACTGCCAGCCCCGCATCAGTCAGCGCCAGTGCTCCGGCATTCGCGTGACGGTGGCCGCTCAGGACAACAATTTCGTGTCCACGCGAACGATTCTGGTGTCCATTGAAATTCTGCCGTCGCCCAACGTAGACTGGGTGAAGGTAGGCGTTCTGTACGTATCAGCACTTTCGTAAAAATCAACGACTATGTACGAACCCTATATCATCTCCAGCGCGGAAGCTAAAATGAACATCACCCATCGCGGCCAGATGTTCGACATCGTAACCGGTGTTCAGCTCTCCATCTCCCGGACGCAGGACGTTCAGGAAATTTTCGCCATCGGCCGGCTGGAACCTATTGCCAAGAAAGTTATCAACAAACGCTTTACGGGCAATATGTCCCTCCAGACCGGTGAATATGAAACCATCCTCGACGCCATCAATGCGTCGATAACAACCGGATTTATTTCGTCTCTCACCGACTTGGGTAACTTCTCCATCGGCTGGACCCTCGAAATGACCGGTCTGATCGTCCCCCGCACGATCATCTACTCTCTGGATTCCTGCGCTATTTCGTCCGACGACTTCTCTGTGGACCGGAACAGCCCGGAAATCAACACTTCCCTCGCCATTCAGGGAATTGGTATTACCCGCTCAGTTTTACCGCTTTAACCCGGCAGGGGCGGTGAAAATCGCCCCTGCTATTTTTACTCAAAATTATGTCCGGAAAAACAATCATTCAGAATTACACCGTCCGCTTGCGGTATTTCAAGCGAAGCGTAGCTCCTAAGGCTCAGGTGATCGAGCAGGAGGTTGAAGAAGATGTAGAAGTAGGCATGCTCTCCCGAACTTCCGCGGCCCACACCAATTTTGCCACTCAGCTGCTGATGCACGGCGCATCCGGCGATCTTGAGCAGCTGGCGCCTATCGCCACCAAGTTCTGCGAAATGATGATCGTAGACGACAAACAGCGCAAGGCCATCGTGAACGACGTTATGGCCTGCATCGACCTTTACGGCTCCGATCCGGTTCAAAAGGACATCGAGCGTTTTTTATCGCGCTGGGGTGTGGTGATGGGACTTCTCGGAACCGCCGAGAACCCAGCCTCCACGAACGAATAAAGGAGTACGGCAGGAACGACCCCTTTCTGCTGAAAAAAGCCTTTATTTCGTATGTGTTTCACGAACCGATAACCACTCTCGAAACCCGGTTGTCGGCCGCGGACATCGACAAATATTCCGACATGGCCATGTGGGTGATCGACAACATTATCTACGCGCCATTCAAAGCCAAAAAATGATATGGACGGGCAGACCTATCAAATAAAGCTCAACATCAACGTAGACGATTCTCAGCTCTCAAAAGCCGAGCGGCGCATCCGGGACCTCGAAAGAGGACCCGGTCGCGGTCGACAACGGGGAGATGGGCGTGGTTCGGGGGGTGGAAACGATTCTAACATCCCTCCCAGCCGACGCCCATATTACCGGGCGCTGGAGAGACTTTTCGATCGAAAACCGGGATTATCGGGCGAAGGATTTTTAAGTAACGTAAATAGGCTGTACCACAAGGCGGACGTATTCAAGCGCGCATTTTTGGGCAACCTAACGAGCTTATCCGGAGCCCTGCGCAACCTGTCTAACTTTGGGGCGGTTCTCGGTTCCATAGGTCGCATCGCCGCCGGAGTCATAAAACCTCTGAGTACCGTAGCCCCCGCTCTTACATTGGTAGGAGGTGCAATCGTAGCCGCAAAGGGATTAAACATCCTTCTGCGCGGTTCGGCGCTCGCCTTCGGCAATCGACTTCTAAACAACCAGAATCTTGTCGAAGCCGGATCGAGTGCCATGCAATTCGAAATGGCGCGTAAAGGGTTGGGGGCGGCCTATGAAAAATCCTTTCAGGAAGCGGGGCGCTTAGCGGCAGAATATGGATTTAGCCGCACGGGCCTGCTCAACTCCATGAACATGTTTACCGGTTTGAACGTAGGAAATCGAACGTTAAGTCGGGAAGAGGCCACCCGCATAGCCATGCAGGCAGGCAAAATAGCCCATGTGGGTGGAGTTCCATTCGAGCGAGTCAACATCAACCTCCAGCAGTTGTTGGGTCAGCCTACGCCCTCTGCGCGCGACCTTCGGGAGCTTATTCAGGCGGCGCCTATCATCGGCAAGATCGCCCAGCAGTCGATGGCGCGAAAGAACGTATCAGGGGATGTTTTCTCCTATCTGAAAGACAAATCCGAGTTGCTGAACGTCCTGAACGAGTTCGACCGCATGATCGAATCGAATCCGTTCATGAAGGCGCGAGGTATGGCTCAACTGTATAAGGAGAACGCATTCATCAAGATAGTGCAGGATAATGCGGAGTTTTGGCCCAAAATATCCCAGTCGTTGGGAATTTTCTACGACAAGCTGGCCATAGTTGCCAACCAATACATTCCCAAGTTGGCGGATTTTATCTCCCCAGAGAAGATAGAAACAATGATGGCCGATGTAGAAAGCGCTATTTTGGGTCTCACCAAAATATTCGGCGGCATCATGTCTTTCTTGGGTTGGGTTGGCCGATCGGTCCCCTTTGGGCATGCCGACAAGTTTAATGTAGACGAAAAGTGGGTTCCGGCAGCTGGAGGCGCTGTCAGAAAGGCATTTTCATTCGGGGATCGGTTTTACTATGATGCTCAGGGCAACAAGTACCCTGTGATAAATTCTGACAGTCTGTATGCGGCGCGGCAGCGCTCGGCGTTCCGGGATTTGGTAACACGGGACAGCTCCTACATTATCTCGTCGCTGGCGGCTCAGCGCGCTGGTTCCGCAGAGATGATAGGGGGCGTTCCTTACCCCAAAGCCGGATTCACTCCGACTGCATCCCAAAGAGCGTCCGCCATCCGAGAATTTCGAGCCAACTCCAAAAATTTCTTGCAAAATCCCGGAATGGTTCTCAAACCCGTGCAGACGGTGGACGGCAGCACCTATTGGGACATAGACTACGGGAAACTCTTCAATCAACTCAATCCCGCGGCCGGATTGGATGGTAATGGCGCCAACTTCTCGGCCTCAGACGGGCTTTCCGACATCACCAAAGGTGCCCGATCCCTGATTATCAACTTCAATCGGGAGATCGTCAGCATGCCTATCAGCATCGACAACGTGAACGACGGCGCCGACTTGGGCGCTCAGCTTCAAGGAGCCTTATACGACAACATCATGCGCGGCTTGCAAGTCGCACTCAACAACGCAACCGGTGCAATGTAATGAATACCAGAGACCATCAAAATACGCAGGACACCTTCACTCAAGCCGCTACCCATCTCCAGCAGGCCGCCAGCTCCCCGGAGCAGATATACCAGCGGGCGAAGGATCAGGTGCTCGACGCCGCAGATGCGGTGTTGAACGCCCGAAAAATCGTGCTCTCGCAGGCGGGTATTGTTCGTGTGCTGATCGAAAGCCCCGGCGGCAAGATACGCACCGGCGACAACACCCCGGAAATGTCTCCGGCGCCGCTTTCCACCCAAGAGTATTCCACGTCCACGCATGAAAACGATGCCCAGCGAATCAGCGACGCCATTTCCGGCCTGACGGATGATCCCATCGCCGACGCGATCTTCGTGTGCGGCGATTACTATGCGCCGCTTTCGCTCAACTTCTCGGTATCGGCTCAGAAAATAACCGACGAATCCCAGCTGGTGGACGGAATCAACATCGTTCAGCGGGTGGCCAAAGGCCCGAAAGTGGTATCGGTGTCGTTCAACATCCAGCGCCGGGAAGCGCAGGAGGTAGAGGATATGTCGGCCACCACCATCCGGCGCCGCAATGCCCGCGGCGGGGACCCCACGCCGGTATACAAGCTGACGCGGTTTCTGGATGAACTCTACGAGAACGACGAGGTTTTTGCCATCGAGAACACGGTGCTGAATGATGAAATAGGAATCGGTTGGGCATTCATCAAGTCCTACCGCTTCTCGCCTATGCAGGGCGACACCTTCGGTTCCATCAACTTGGTATTGCAAGAGGTGAACATCGCCGATCCGCTTCTCTACACCAATTCCGCCAACACGCAGGATTCGCAGTCCGTGCCCACAACCGTGAAATAACATGGCCGTCCGAAACATAACTGGAAACTATCTGATCTGCGGAAACGAGGTTTTCGTTGAGGGGAAGAGCATCGGCCAGTTCCAATCCTTCGAATCCGACGAAACGCGCGAGAACATCGTAGGAACCGCATCCATCGAAATGCCCTTCTACACCATAGCCGCGAAGGCCGCGAAGGAGGTGGGGCGCGGAAGCACCATCGCCGTTCAGCGGGTGGGTAAAAACACGACCACCTACATTCGCATCAACCCGGACGACTGGAATATCAAGACCGGCGCCCGCATTCAGGTGTACGCATGGTATCACGACAATGCCGTCATCGGCCAGAAGTTCGAAAAGCGCCTTGAATTTGACGGATTCATCCGGGATGTTATCGGAGGGTTCCCGACGGTAATAAAGTGCGAGGATGCGGCATTTATGCTTCGATTCGGCACGGTTACGCAGTCGTGGCCCAAAGCCACTCCCCTATCCTCGCTTTTGCAACAGATGTGCGACACGGCCAACGCGGCGTTTGCGAAGTACCGCAAGGACAACAAGCTGACCTATGCCTATCCGTCCCTGCTTCCGGACCCCAAATCCATGCAGAGCGACTTTGTGCTCAAGCCCGCCACCGGAGTGTCGCCATACGATGTACTGGAGCGGGTGATCGTCGGCATGTATAAACTCTACGGCAATGTCCGCATCGAGAGCGACAAGGCGCGGGTATACTGCGGACTCGGAATCTCGGAATCCGAATCCCCCACCGTGGAGCTGGACACGTCGGTAAACGTGATAGCCCGCGACATCGTGCCCTCGGACATGATGTTCCAGAATTTCCGCGTCATCGTCCGGTATCTGGAGGACGGAACCATGAAAACCATCGAGAAAGGGGCGGAAAACGGCCTTGTGTACGACCTTCCCTTCACGCCGGGCCGCAATGCTCAGCAGATGAACACCACGGCGCTGTCGGTGCTGGCCGGCCTTCGCGCTCAGCGCAACAAGGGCACCATCACCACGTTGCTGTACCCCCTTGTTCGGCTCTACGACTACGTGAATTTCAATGATACCATTTTCAAGTCCCTGAGCGGCGGCTATTACGTCATCGGCCGCAAGTTGACGTGCGGAAAAGGCAAAGGCTACCGGCAGATACTGACGGTTACAAACAAGACATTTCTTTATCTGGCGAACTGATGAATCAAGGACAATTCATACGCAGTATGGAGGACTTCGGCAAGGACCTGCGCCGTCTGCTGGACGGCGTGAACCAGCCGTCCATCCTCTACGGCAACGTCGATTCAGTGGATGAAGAGACCAAAACAATTAACGTTCGCATTGGTGATGCTGGACTGGTAATCCCGGACATAAGCCTATCCAATGTCATCGGCGGGGATGCGAGCGTTATTTTTTATCCCGCCGTAAACTCCGCGGTGATCCTCGGCATGCCCTACCAACAGCCAGAGAACGCTTTCGTGGTAAGCTTCACGCGCGTAGACAAGATCGAAGCGTCGGTAGGCGGATATTTTTGCAAAATCGACAAAGAATCCATATATTTGTCGAAAGACGGGGGCGGCTCCCTCACCATTTCCGGCGATACGGTCACCATGAACGGTGGCGCAATCGGCGGCATGGTGATCCCGGACGCCATAACCAATGCCATGAATACCTTCGTGTCGGCGTTCAACAGCCATACACACGCCTATACATGGTCTGCGGAGGCCGGCGAAGGAGCTACGGCGCCCCCTTTGGAAAGCGTATCGCCTTTCAAGGCGGAGGATTATACGAACGACAAAGTGCAACAGTAATGAGCGACATTATTTTCGATCTGAAAAACAACGACATCGGCACCTCCAACGGCGATTTTGCCGTTGTGGTCGATCCGTCGATTCAGAACGCCACGCTCATGTTGCTGAAAAACCCCGTCAACATCCTGCAACCTCAGTTCGGCGTGGGGTTCGAAACCTTCGCCCTGAACGCGCGGCCCGATTACGTCTCCATGCTGGCCGCCACTGCCAAGCGGCAGGTTATAAAGGACGGCGCCGACTACTGCGACATCCGCATCACCGAGGGCGAGAACTTCGGCGAATACAGCGTCTCGGTAGATGCCCAATACCCCGTCGCAGAACCCGATCCCGATCTTATCATTTCCACACCCCCGCCGCCGGACAAAACACAACGCAATATCGAGGTGCGCATAGCCGTGCAAGTAGGCGTCGGGTATTTGTCGGATGTTGACATCAAGATCAACTACACGTTGCCCGACGGCACGCAGTCGGATTGGTTGTCACCCACCTCGGTGGGGGAAATTCCGGATGATTCCGCGGCAGGCCATCATGATATATACATCTGGAACGGCGATAATGCGTCGCTCAAGCAGGTGACCATCAACGTTCAGGCCGCCAAAACCGGGTATCATCTCACCTACTCGCCGTTTTGGAATATCCAAGCCGGGAGCGACGACGTATACTTCGCAACATCCATCGTAATGCAAGCTGATTAGAGTATGGCAACTTACAAAGTAAAATCCGGTGATACGCTGATGGACGTGTGCTACAACACGACCGGATCACTGCGTGCCATCAACGACATAATGAACGCCAACGGCTTCGACACCTATACCCCGCAGCTGGAGGCAGGTCGCATCATCGAGGTTCCGGACGTGGTATACAACAGCGAAGCCGTATCGGTGGCCGACGCCCGGCCGTTCAACAGTGCATCCCTGCCTTTCGACAACCTGAGCATGCAGATGGGACAGCTGGAATTTATGCTGGGCGATGTCGGCTCCATCATCTACACCTTTGACGGATCGAAGATCGCGGGCAAATACCTTTCCCTGAATGCGGATAATAACAACGAAGGCTATGTGAACTGGGGCGACGGAACACCCGTAGAGTACATCAAAACAGACGGTCTGTTTGGTCACAACTACGCCGCCGGAACCACCGGAGAAGTCGTGGTGACGTTTCTGGGCACAAGCCAACATTTCGGTAGTGTCTTGCAAGATTCTGGCCTTGAGGTATTCAAAGAGGCGCTCATTAAGGTAGACCTTACCAATGCCGACGCGGCATGCCCATCCGGAAGGTGGAATAATGGCTTTTACAAGTGCGTATATCTGACGGAAGTGGTAGGGTCGTTCGCGGGAAAACCGAATATCAAAGGCTGCAAGGCCATGTTTATGAATTGCTGGCGTCTTGTTTCCATACCGCCCCAGATGTTCAGAGGATGCCCCCGGTTGGTTGACGCCGCATCGTGTTTTGAATTTGATTATCGAATCCAAAACGTGGACTATTTGTTTGCTGACTGCCCCGAACTTCGAAATATCAGTCGAGTATTTTATAATTCGGGCGCCATATCCGCAGTTGGCACCTTCCAGAACTGCCCGCTGGCAAATACTACGGCTTATTGCTTGGCTGTTTGTAGGCGCCTTACCGACGTCACTGACATATTCAAGGGGTGTACCGGCATTACAACATTGCATGCTACTTTCACTGAGTGCGATCTTCTCAACCCTCCTGTTAACATCTTTGACGACTGTAAGAAAGCTCACTATTTCGCCTACTTATTTAGGAAACTGCCGGGCGTCACCAACGAATCTCCCTACACCGTGGTTAACGGGCAGAAAGTTCATCTTTGGGAACGAACCGCTGAACTTGGCTTTACAGTTCCGCAGACGTACGATCACTGCTTCTCAGATTCCCCCACCTTCGCCGACTATGCCAACATTCCGGAAGCGTGGGGAGGACCTCCGAAAACGGAAAACAACGTGAAGCTTCGCTGCTGGCCGATGATGGCCCAGATAGTGGCCGATCCCACTACGATGGTGGGTGTAGTGTACCTGAACGGGGAGATTCTCGGTTACAACGTCGTGGAAAAAGACACGTCGAATCGGCTCGTCATAGACCTGACGCTGCCTACCGCCATCACCAGCGTGGCCGGACTGTACGTGGTGTTCTATTCCGAGGACGATGCTATAATCGGCGGTTCGCTGGCGCTGGCAGATAACGTTGCGGCGCCGACGGAAGGGGCCATCTACGAAACCTACTACAATGCCGGCTACGGCGACAACCTGCCGTCGATCTACCCCGTATTCGCACCGAACAACGACCTTACGCCGGGCATTATCAACTCCTATTTCCAGCCCACCTACAACGTCCATATCCCGTCGATAGGGGACTTTGAGGTCGTAGGCTCCGAGGACGTTGCGGATACGGTTGAAATAACCCTCCAAATCACCGAGCTGGGTTGGTCGTATTACGCGTCCTCCGGAAGTAGTCTGTGGATTGACATGCAACAAAAGCTGGAGACCGATCACGGCATACCTCTATCGGCGCTCGCCGAGGATGGATGCACCCTCACGCTGTCCGTAGCAATCGAAAACTACGTCATGACGGCGCCGGCGATCGAGTTCAACACCATGCGCGGCTCCATCATGCCTATTCTGGATTTCACGTACGTACCTTAATTTAATGAAATCTTTATGACCACTTATGAACAAATAGTAGCCAACATCGGCAAAACCATCTCGTCGCTCACGAGCACCAGCAATTCAGCCATCTGGCGCCGGCTGGCCGCGGTATTCGCCGAGACCATCAATACTGTTCTCCTGAATCAGTCCAATTCGGAGGTTGTGATCGAGACGGCCGCCCGAACGTTGCGGGTCATGGGGAAGCAGTACTACATCGACACGGCGCTGGCGTTCCAAACCGGCGACAACTTGGTGGTTGTCGATCCGTCCAAGTACGCCTACGGCTACGAAACGGTCGATCCGGCCAAGCAGATCATCAAGCAGGTGGCCATTCGCGTGGATGCGCAGAAAAACGTCATCAACATGCACGTCTGCACGCAGGATGCGAACGGCAACAACGTGGCCCTCAAGGCCGAGCAGCTGGCGGAGTTTTCAAACTACATGACGGCCAAATCGGCATTCGGCATCAGCATGATGATCTCGTCGCCGACTCCCAGCATCATAACCACCACCCAGCTCTTCATCCGCTATCTGGACACCTACTCGCTGTCCCAGATCAAGAACAGCGTGAAGGAAATCCTTATCACCACGCAAGGAACCCTGCTCGGCGACTCCCCGGTGTTTGTGAACGACATCGAAACCGCCCTCGCCGGCGTTCCGGGCGTGCGCGACGCATACTTCGTGGGCATCACCTGCGACGGCGCCGAGCCTACCAACGGCATTCTGACGCCGGCATCCGGCTACTTCAATTTCAGCGCGGCACTGCAAAACCTGACTGACATCGTAGTATTTAATCCCATCCGGTAATGCTTCGACATCTATCCATACCGTGGCTTTTGTTCAACATCCTGCGTCCGCAGTATGCGCTCAACCACGACTCAAGTCCGACGCTGAACGTGTTCTACAAGTTCCTGTTTTGCTGTCTGGCGCCGCTGTTCCCGAAGATCGAATCATACGAGGCGTGGTGCAAGAAATACTATGCGTTGGCGGCCAACGACGGCAGCTGTATTTCCATCCAAGCCTACCTGAATGCCTACTACGGCGACTTCGGGGAGATAACCGTCACCACGGCCCCCGTTTTCGACACCTTCATGTTCCCGTACAGCTCCGATATGTCGCTGGGCACCCTGATGTTCCCCTATTCGGCCGACATGTCGAAGGGCGTGGAGTTCTACCAATACGGTAGCACGGCGAATGCCCCGGTCGTGACCATCCCCGCCGGGCTTAAAAACGCGGACGTCTATCCGGACTTTATCGCAGACCTGAACGCTCTTGTGGCCTATGGAATCCAATATTCAATAGTTGTAAATTAAACTCCCATGTATCTCGCCTCTATCCTCAAAGACACGATTCTGCCTTACGTGAAAACCATCGGTAACAACTGGTGGTTGGGATTCGTCGGCTACTTCGCTCCCATCGGGCCGCTGGTCCTTGTGATGGTATGTTTCATCATGACGGACTTCGTCATCGGCTGTCTGGCATCCTACAAACGGGTGACCGCCGCTGGGAAGCGCTGGTGCTTCTACTCCGACGCGGCGTGGCGCACGATCTACAAATTTGGCTTCTGCACAATGGCGGTCGCCGGATTGTATGTCATCGGGAATGACGTGCTGGGCGGGGACTTCGGCGCCGACCGGCTTCCCAATATTCTCTGCGCGATGGTATGTTTTACGGAGCTGTGGTCCTTTTGCGAAAACGCGGCCTATCTCTCCGGCTCGAAGCTGTTCTTGTGGCTGCGGCAGTTCACCATCAACAAGGCGAAGCGCTGGGACGAGGACGTGGCCAAAGACATGGAGGACTTAATCAAAAAGTAACGATATGAAAAGATCAGAATTGCTTGCCGAAGTTCAGAAAAACTTCAAGATAACAGAGCTGGTATGTCCTCATGTCTACCAGCGCGACGGCGAGAAGGCATGGAGGTATTTCTCCAATGAATTTCTCGAAACGCTCGTGGCCATCCGCAACATCCTCGGCCTTCCCATGACCATCAACAACTGGGTGGGCGGCGGTCAGTACAGCCAGCGGGGCCTGCGATGCAACATCTGCGATCTGGTGGCGTCGAAAACCCGCTCCGGCTTGCTGTATGTATCGGCCCATATGCTCGCGCAGGGGTTCGACTTCTCCACTACCATCCCCTCTCACAACGTGCGGGAAATCCTCAAAAAAAACGCATCCAAACTTCCCTATCCTATCCGGCTGGAGAAAGACACCTCTTGGGTGCATGTCGATCTCTACCGCGTAGACGACAAGAAAAAAATCACCGAATTTAACGGTTAACCAACATGGCAACAATCAAGAAATTCATAGACACTTCGAACGGCAACCGGGTGTTCGTCTCGGACCTTGCCGCGATGGCCGACACCATCTTCGGCATGATGGGCGCGTGGCCGTGCCCGATTCCCTACTGCATTTTGAAGGGAGTGATAGGCCCTCAAAACACCTCCCTGCGAATCAACAAGGGCGGCGGCGTGCTGATGTACGGCAAGTTTTTCCCGACTCCGAACGGTGATACCCTTTCTATCCCGAAGGGCAGCTATCTGTATGCCAAAGCCCAGAACGACAGGGCAGAACCCCGAACCTCGTCCACGGGGCAATCGTACTACCAGAACATCGTCTATTCCCTCATGGTCACTACGGCCAAGCAAACGGGAACATCGACCGACTACGAAGCCGAAACTGGTCTGTGGGAGATCGTGGACGGCGCGGTTACGGGAGCGATGGAAACCACGGCATGGATCGCCTACGTAAAATCCATCAGCACCTTGTGGCGCTGGGACTACATCGACAACAACCTGCCTGCAAACATCGTGCAGACGCAGGCAGTAGCCGATTCCGCCATCACTACCCCCAAGATGGCGCCCGGCTCCGTGACCAGCTCCATTTTGGCGCCCGGCTCCGTGACCAGCAGTAAGATGGCATTTACTGTCGGCATGCCCTATATGCCCTCTTACCGGCCTACGATTGCAGACACCACCATTCACGCTACTCCGTGGGCATGGCTGGTGATCGAAGCATCGGATCAGGCCCGCAACATAACCATTACCACGGAAACACCCCCGTCCTCCGAGGGGGCGCCTATCAAAATTGTGGTGAGCAACAAGACCAATTTTGGTCTTTCGCTGACCCTTACTCAGCCCAACAACACCACAACTTATCTTATAAATATTCCATCTCAAACCATCCTGATCGTAGACGGAGTGTGGATGGTAAGCTCGTATTCTTTCGTGACGTACGACGGTAAAAACACGTACCCTTGATCGGTTATCGAGCATATATGTAAAAATAGGGCCAAATGGCCCTATTTTCCTTTGTTATTTCGACGATCTCGGCCAGTACTTGGTATAGGCCCACAAGAGACCATACGCCACAAATACTGCGGCCATTGCGGCTACGATAACGTAACCCATCGTCTTACTGATAAGCGACAATGCGATCAGCACTATCGCGGCCCCGATCAGGGCAATCAAAGTCCACTTTTTCATTTCTTGAGTTTTTTATGGTTACCACCTGATTATATTGTAAGATACGCCTACTCCAATGTAGGGGTAAAGTCTCACATCCTGCTTGAGTACCGCGCCGTACCCTGCCTGCACTCCTATCCCCCACCGGGTTTTTCGAAGCGGGCCTTGCACGACCTGCGTCTGTTGATTTACCTTCATCCAATCCAACTGCGGGTGTAGGTCTCCGATGGCCGGGCCGCTCACCTGCGCCGACCAATCCGGGCCGGAGTACGGTCGCGTCTCTACAGCTACCCGTAATTCAGTGCTGTCCGGACCCACTTTTACGATCTTGGTTTCCGTCACTGTCACCGTATCGACCGGAGCAAACACCAGATTGGGGACCCGCACCGTTACCGAGTGGTAGGTGCTCGGCCCGGATTGAGGCTTTTCGTAGTACACTGTCACCACCTGCCGGTCGATGATAGGGTCCGCCGGCCATAACCATCGACCCCCCACTACACCTACTGCCAGCCCGATCAGAAGATACACGGTAATTTTAAGAGCATTCATAGCTTTTTGGCTGGAAAATTCTCGGCGGTCGAATCTTTTACGACCTCCATTAATGCCTTCTCCACGGCTTTCTGAACCTCTTTATCGAGGTCCACGGGCAGGCGTATTCTTCCTACCAATACGCAGAGCAGCGCAAATGTCTCCAGCGTCAACATGATGGCCAAGATGGCCACTGCAAATTCCAATTCATTCCCCATGTTATAGTTGTTTTCGATTTGTTATGGCTTCTGCCAGTATTCTCGTGAATGCGTCGCCGCCGAATCGCATGACCTCAAGTCCCCTTGACATGGGGGTGCATGTCAGAACAGCCCATCCGTCGGCCGCGGCCTGCGACATCTTTTCGTACTCCTTTCCGAGAGCCACCGGGTTCGAGTGTCTACCCCCTACGAAGTTGCCTCCATTGACCTCAATTGCGATCTTCAACTCCAGACAGGCATAGTCGAACCGCCAGCGGCGGGGCGGGTGGAACCGATACTCGGAAATCCACTCCAACCCAGTCGTCTGACGCAGTATTTGCAGGTATGCGTCCATCTACTCCTTCAACAAGGTTTGGGCGGCAAACATGTAGTAATGCCTCAAGGTGCTGGCGATCTGGGTCAGGTCGTTCGAAGCCGCGCTGTCCCAAACCCCGGCCTTGTCGTTGGTGTTGATGATCTCGATGATCTCGGCCAGCTCGTCGCGGGTCTCGCGTACATAACGCCGCCAGTCACCCAACGTTACCATGTCGGCCACCACGGAGGTTTCAATGAATCCCGACATGCTGTGCACTGGAACTCCGCCCAGCTGAACGATCAACTCGGCGACATTGTCGGCCGCTTCGTTGAGCTTTTTATACACCTCGTCGAAAAAAGGATGCCAGCTCTTATAATGCTCTCCGTACAGCGTCCAATGACGGCCGCGGACATTCTGAGTAGTGACGGCAATCGTCGCCAGCAATCGGTCCAAAATCTCAAATTCCATAATCTATGTTTTTAAAATGGTTCTTCGTCTGCATCGTCATGGCGCGCCCAACGATTCTTGGATGTTTGTTGCTGAGCCACCTGATTGTCTTTCAGCCACGGCGCCCTACGCCCCTTGCCGATGAAAGCCGCCTCTCGGTGATTTCCTTTCCCCCAGTCTATTGCAATGAAGTACTCGTTTCCCCATTTGTCGGGTTCTTTCAGTTTCTGAATCTTGATGTTGATGGAGCTGCCTATGCCACCCCGACATCTAAACTCTTTGATGGCTTCGTCAGGGATCATGTCCAGTCGCACCTCGGCGATAATAACTTCATCTGCCATACGCAAATATAATCAAAATGTTTGAAATTGTTCTGATCGCGTCGTGTCGGCGTCTGCCGTGTACTCTACCGTCCCATCCGTACTGTATAGCCGCTCCCTGCCGGAATTGTCGGTTCTGACGATCCCTTCGAGCCGGCCGGAAGCATCCCGAACCTCACGCGATCCGTCATTTCGGGTACGGATGGTGTGGGTCACCTTTCCCTTCGAATCCTTGATGGTCCGCACGTCCTGCGCGTAGGCGCGCTTCACCCCGGTGAAGGCGATACATACCACTGAAATAAGTATGGCCAACAGCCACCATAGCACCCACGTAGGGCGCATTTCCCTTTGATTTTTCATTTTTTCGTCTTTTTTGTTTCTAATTCGGCAAGCAATGCATTCGCCATATCCACTGCTCCTACTACAGTCTCATTCATGCACCATGACTTAGTAGCTACAATACGAGCCGCCATCGCCATGCCAGCATATATCCGCCGCCAGTACTCCCGGTCAACTGGTAAGGAATCCTTACAAGTTGGGGTATCAACTGTCAAGTTTTCTTTGACAGTTGGCCCGTATTCTCCCCGCGCCAGCTTCTCGGCGTAGTCGTCGTCGCGCATCATAATATCATCTGCGCAAGTCTTATTATGTATTATTTTTCCTGCTTGGCTATAATACTGCACCCGTTCCTCATAACCCGCATTCACTAAGGCTACCATCCTGCAATCACTATCTCCCCGGCGGTCATAGCATATAATTCTTGCCTCCAGCCCACTTCTTGTGCACACCGGCACCCCTGCTTTAGCGGCCGCTAAATCGAAATTTTTCATACTATTTCATCAATTCAAATTCGTAAACCACGACCCACGGATTCGATGCCCACGTACCCCGGCCGGAAACCTTGTCGATTAGTGCGGCGAAGGCCTTGCGGGGAGTGTCAAATTCAACGGCTGTTCCTTTTTTCTCGTCGGCATACCCATACGTGGTGGTATCTGTGGATTCGTACCACGATTCGGAAATGCCCTCACGAAAACAGTCCTCGTCCGAAATATCCTGCAACCGCTCGCAGCGGATTCCCGTGATGCGGATTTGGTGGGGCATCAGGTCGGCTCTAACGTACATTTTATTGCGCCAACCTTTGTGCGTTGAAATAATCTGATATCCATCGATTTCGGGACGCGAGAGGTAAGCCCAAGACTGGATGCCTGCCTGTTCGTAACTTTGCGCCACGGCCACGACCTCGCCGACCCCGTATTTCGGCAATATCACATCCCCATTATTCCTTTTTGCCCATCCGAAGTTGTCAGATAAAAAGTCCGGTTGCGGAATTATTATCCGTCGCGTCATGATCTTTCGACCCTCGATAACCGCCTGCGTCAGTCCGTAGCGGTCGTTAAAGTTTATTTTTTTCATTTTCGTAACGTTTATAAGCTAATTGAGCCTCCTCAATAGTTTTATATGTCCCTAAATTGATAATTTTGCCCACAATAGAGTACCGTGCAATGTATCGCCCATTCCTCGTTCTATATATACCCAACGGCAACTCCCTTTTAGCGTATGCTTTTCGTATGTTATCTCTCCTTGTTAACAATTGCAAATTTTCTATCCTATTGTCTGTTCTTATTGAGTTAATATGGTCTATATCCATACCAGAAGGTATAGGCCCTTTGAAGGCTTCATAAACAAGTCGATGTATTAATGATAATTGTCTATGTTTGTCTTTTTGGAGTACATAGAACAAATAACCATTACTTATACTCAATTTTAATATTCTCGAATGTTTTGTTTGCCCATTAAATAGTGTCTTATGTTTTACTTTTCGCTCCACGCTTCTTAATCTACCATCGCTACTTATTTGATAATGTCCCTCGTATCCTACAATATCTTTCCACTCTTCCATAATTCAGCAATTTTTAATTTCATCCATTGCTATTCTTGGTTTTGTTGGTTTACCCTGTCGATCTTGGCGGCGATAAGGGCACCAGCTTCGCAAAGCAATGTTATCGCCTCGCACTTTTGGGATGGTCGGACTCCGAATTCAATCAACATCTCTGCCCTTCCAATCATTTTACTCGTCGTAAATGCTATTTCTTCTACCTCTATTACCTCACTCCGTTTTTCCGCAATCAGTTCGATTCCTGTTTTCATGGGATTCTATTTCTTTTTTGAGTTCTTCGATTGATTTTCTGACCCATTCGTGCATCTCCACGGCGCGATACATAAGCCAAACAGTAACAATTCCGAGGATTGAAAGCAACGCCCACGCTATAATTTCATTCTTCATTTTCTCTTCTGTTTTAGCTCCGCAACGCGGCGATTCATGTATATCCTCGCAGCCTCTTCTTTAAGATCATCGGGGGACATTGCAAAATGCCATAGATTCGCATATTCATCCGAACTACACCCATAGCTCACGCCAACAACCGTCCCATCCATATCCTTACGAACTGAATAGATATTTATCTGACAACGCCCCTCCCGCCTCAGTCGGCGCAGTAGTTTGGTTTTCATGCCTCATAGGGATTTTTGGGTAAATCGTGAACGTTTATTGCCGATCCATCGTCGATCAGACCTCGGTAGTCGAAGTGCAGGCGGCAAAGGAAATCATACAGTTTGTAAGAACATGTTATGATGCATGCAGTCGAACTGTTGAGGGAATCAGTACGTATAAATGTTTTCCACTCGTGCTCCCATAAAAACCAGTCTTTCCAGTAGCAGGAATACATTCGTTTGTCTGCCTGTTCAAATATCCATTGAGCACTTTCCTGCTTCTCGACTATATTCGCCAGTTCGGCGATCGGAATAAACGCTTTCCCGTCGTTATAACCCCGCTCGGTTATCTCCACGTACAGATCGGACATCGGCCGAAGTATCGGCTTCCCCATGTTGTCAGGCAGGTCAGGATAGTAAAATCCTTTAATCCCTGCCCAAATGTTTATGAATCCTGATGGCTTAATACAGTGAAGTCGGTAGGGTAAATACCCTATTACGTCAGCAAGTGTAAGTTCTCGTTTCATCTTATCATTGGTTGTTTTATCTCAATGGTTTGTATTGTATGGTCTATTGTAGGAGGGTAATAGTCGATTGCCATTCCGTTTACCATGATGTCGCAATTTTCGGCGCCCATCCCTACCGCCCAGTCGTAAAGTTCCTTCGGTGTCATAATTTATTCGTACTCAAATTCTTCAATCTTCACGATACCCGCATTGGGGTTATTTCGTAGCCGTTCGACAAGGCAACCTTTCGCATACATTACCGCATTAAATTTGTTGAACTCCAATCCTATGGAATTGTCCTCGTCGAACTCGTCTTTGGTGACGTTAAGGGTTATTTGTGCCACTACTTTGATTCTGTATCCTTTCATAGTTCTGTCATTCGTGAATCTCCCGCCAGCCGAGAACTTCGTCCCGACCAAAGGAATTGGTTCCAATAAGCCAGCGTCCCATTTTGTTGCTGTAAGAGCCAATGTCGTAAATCCTTGTAGTGATCCTTACGAGCACAGCCCATTCATGATCCGGAACGCTTTCTTTCGGATCGTTCCACCGGGTCAGTTCCTCATAAGCGGCAATATAAGCGTCCACCATCGCCTGCCTGTTGTACGGGTGCACGCTCCCAGCTCCCTGTGAATCCACCCACTCTATCGCCCTTTCCTCAATCGTTTTCATCCTCGTTCAGTTTTTGGATGAAATTCCTTCGGTGATACTCATAATCCGGCTCGAACTCTCCGTCCTCGCCGTTCTCGAACCACATATCGTCGAATGCGCCGATCGCTTTCTTCCGCATTCGCTCCTCGGCCTCCTGCTCGGCGATTTCGACCGCCTTTATTGCATCTTTCTTCATCATCGCGCGGCTATCTTGAAACATTACTCCTTGGACACTTATATAGAGGTCAGTTTCACGGATGATTTTTTTCGCTTTTCCGCTTTTCATGATTGGTTATCTTTTGTGTTTAACTTTCCGATTAGGTATACAGGAAATCCAGCCCCAGAACGGTATTCGCCGCCTCAAGTAGTCCGGATCATCCTCGTGGTTGTATGCCTCGGTCTCGAAGCAGGTGTAGTAGTAAGCGCCCGGATAAGGCGGGATAATCACTTCGATCAGCCACGAAATGCCGTAGCAAATCCAGCCGGCGAAGAGAATGCCTAACACCGTCAGGACCCAGCCCCACCACGCGAACGAGTAGCTTATGGCGACGGGCAGGAGGATTGCCGCGAACAGCCCAGCCAGTTCGATCTGCTGGGCGCAGTGGATTCCTTCGTGTCGGCGTGTTGTCTCGTCCATGCTCCACGCCATCGGCTTACGGGTGAACGCGAACACCAGCCATGTTACCCAGCTGAATCCCTTGAACGGGATCAATTTGTTGTGGACTTCAATAGGTAGCTTCGACTGTTCGATGCTTTCATCTATTTCAACTTTAATAGTAATATAATTGCTCGCAGTTTTAATCTCTTGTAGATAAATCCAATAAGTGTGTTCCGGGTCATCCATCACAACTACTTCATAATCACCCAGTGAGAGTTTTTGCTGGGTTAGGTCTATGTTACCTACCCTCTCACTACCTCTCAATAAGCCGAACATCGGCGTGCTAACTACCCAATGATGCGTTTGGGGTGAACATCCGAATTGTTCCAGGTATGTAGGCGCAACTCCCATAAATAAAATCACCTCGTCCCGTAAGGTCTTCATATCTGCATTCATTCTAACCCTCCAAATTTCGTTTAAAAATATTCAGGTGATACCATGTACCACTTTGGTGGTTTCAGTCGATTCTACCCGCCTAAGAATCGCAAACAGGGGCATCTTTGCTTTTGTCTCTCCTTTGGATTTCCCAAAGCTCAAGTATTTTTGCCTTAGTTTCGTCGCTGAGCCGGTTTATTACAGAACCATGAAGACCCGCCACGTGTACCTCCCTATTTGCACATGCTTCGCATCTCTCTTCGAAGTATTCTGCGAACCACTGGTATATGATCTGACCGTCTATGCGCCCGAACAGCTGCCCGTAGAATCCTCGCTTTGCACGGGACATTACGAGATTCACATCGGCGCTGTTCAGTGCCCAGAAGTCATCCAATATCATTCGGGCCGTTTCGTTTATCTGTCCTGAATCCATTTTGGCTGAAATGTTGAGGAACCGCTGAATGTCGATAATCCACGCGGCAAGCATGAAGACTACCTCGCATTCGCCGTAAATCTTCCGCATCCCCGACAATGAGTAAGCCTCGGAGTTAGCACATGCCAGCGGCGTAATACATCCTCGGTACAATTTAGCGGCCTCGGCTGGCGTTAATAATGCCTTGAAAAGTTCTTTCGAACTGCTCTCGCTCCTCGTCGGTAAGTCCGTCCTTACCGCGGGAATTGTCTTTTGATCTTTCATACACTCGGTTTGTTTTTTGTGAAATCGCGTATTCGAATATCCGTTTCCAGTCTATCGTCTTGCATCGGCTCTTTTTCTTGTGCAACCATCCGGCCTCCGTGGCCCAAAACTCCTTGCATGCCTTTTCAAGCGTCAGTTTGATATTCACGCCGGGATTGAACCGTTGTCGTTCTGCCATCCACTCCCTGTTGCCAACCCATCTCTTCCATGCGTCCCGGCAATCTTGCAGGTAGACCTCGAAGCTGTCTCGCCACGTCACCTCCTTCGGGGTTTCCGGCTTCTCTCTCGCGCGCACGCGCTTTGAGTTTTTACCTGAAATTTCTGTTTCTATATCTACTATCTCTGCATCTTCGAGTACGTCAGTACGAGAAGTATTACTTACCGTAGGTACAGTATCAGTATCAGTATCAGTATCAGTATCAGTATCAGTATCAGTATCAGTATCAAGGTTCGTCTGGGTTCGACTGGGTTTTTCTGGGTTCCCAAAATAACCCACTGGGTTTTGTTGGGTTTCTCTGGGTTTCTCTGGGTTTTTGTTCGACTTGGGCCTACCTCCCCTTTTCCCGTTCACCCTATTCCTTTCAACAATAGCGTCATAGCGTTTTTGATTCTCGTCGATATATGGTTTCATCAGATCAAAAATCATTGCTACAATCGTGGAATCGCCAGTATACTCGTCACTGTTGAATCCGTATCGCATGATCGCATCCAGCACCTCCCCCTTCTCCGCCATAGACAGCCTGTTGGTAGCTGTCATAAGACTTCGCGGTATCACCATTGATTCTTTCATGTTCATAAAATAAAAAAATCCTTCTTTCGATTCCCGGCTCTGGCCAGCGCGGGAATCTACTCGAAGGATATGTTATTTGCGCATCGGGCCAGCAATGCTACACGCAAATATACGAACCTTTCCGGAAATTCCCAACTTTTCAGTCTATTTTTTGGCTTCCAGAATCGGAAGGTTGGCTTCGGTAGGGATGTAAATCACTTTTTCCGGGATATTTCCCTGCTGTCGTACCCACAAATACTGAATGTATGTCGGAGTTATGGAGCCGTTTTCGATGCGGATAGCTTCGGCCGCTCCTTTCGCCCGTTCGATTTCGGCCTGCGCGTTCAGTTTCTCCGCCTCAAGATTCGCCTTTGCCTCTTCGATCTTGATGCGGCGGTTCTGCTCCGCCTTGGCAAATTCGGCCTTTCCGGCCATCTCCTGCTGCCAGACGCTATAAGCGGGAAGCCCCATCATCAGAACCAAGGAAAAGACGATCGCCACTACCACTACAATCAGAACATTGATAATAGATTTCATAACTTTTTTTTTTTTAATTTGTTGTTTAATTATTACGTTGTATTTTGGGACGTTTGAAAATATACTCCATTCTCTCACCTATGACCAGCACCCGAACCAAATCCCAGCCACGAACTCCAAAAGCGTTCATTACTTCTTCTGGCATCGGGGCGTATTTGCTGCCCACGATTATTTTGTACTCTATCTGGGTCATATCGAATCGTATTTAACGGGTTGAATGCGCTTCATGTCCGACCACACGAAGCCGCGGGCCTTGAGTTCTTCCAGCAGTTTCCGGTCGGTGTAGCCTGCCAGATCGGGATTGTGAATCGCCCCCCCCCTCCGGGCAGGCAGGGTTGATTTTCGTTTGGAATATGCTTGGTTGGCATATTCTCGAAGGCATGATTTGCATCTCGGATTCATCCCATCCTCGGTGCTCTTGAGTCGGCCGAACTCGGTGATCGGCTTAGTTTGTTTGCATCGTATGCATGTTTTCTGTTCCATGATTCTCAAATTAGAAATACATAAACTTCGTTTCCTTGTGTGTCGAGTGTCGGCCATTTCTGCCGTACCTCCACCATTTCGCAATCCACCACGTTCTCCCGGATCAGTTTGGCCGCTCCCTTTTCCAGATGCGAGACCCATACGGCCGGGATGGAAATTTTGTGGCGTTTCTTCACTCCCTTCTCGTCCACCTTCGTGTGGTATTTGACGATGGATGTTGGCTCCCCTACCCAGTATACCAGCCGGTATTTTTGGCCGTTTTGCCACGACGGAAGGCATATTTTATCTCCTTCCTTGCATTCTGAAAGCTTAACTTGTTGCATACCCCCCCCCTCTCATTTTCTTTTCGGTTTTTTGCGGGCCGCGAAGTTTCGAACTCCCTTCGCCGGCTCCGCTGGTTTGACATCAGGTTTATTTTCGGTTATAATGGGCATCTCGATCCCTTCCTTCGGCTCGAAGTAAATGCACCATTTGTCCATACAGATCGTCAGCGTTCGCGCCTTGAGGCAGTGAAAAACATGCTCTCCGGACCAGTGCACGCACGCAGTGCAGTTCACCTGCGGGCTGTCCAATATGGATCGGCGCGTACTATTTTGCTTTACCATTCTCCGGGATTGTTGGTTCTACCATCGCCATCAACAGCATTTGGACGATCAAAATAGGCAGGTACAAATACAACAGCCAGCTACTTTCCGGAATCTTCAACTTTTTCATTGTGTTTCTTGTTTATTTCAACTTTTATCCAGTCGGGAAGATTCGATTCGGCCACCAAAGCGACATTGTCGATCTTCACTATTTTCAGCGCGCCGGTTTTGGCGTAATGGTAAAGAGAACTCAGCGGAATGCCGCTCGCGTCGGCCAGCCATCGCAGGGTATGAAGGTTTCGTGTGTCAGTTATCATACCCCCCCCCTATTTGGATTGTTCGGCATTTTCTACACGGGCGATCATCGCCTCATCTTCGGTCTGTCCGTCGGGGTATTCTACCGCGGTCTCATACTCCACGTCGTCGGACATAGGCGTGCCGTTGTCGAACTTAATGGCGGTGGCCAGCTGGTTCATGGCCGTGGTAGAATAGGGATCAATGATCGCACCCTCGCGCAGCACCCGTTTCGATACGGTTTTATGGTACATTACTTCCGGGTTTGTTCGCCACATTCCGGTGGGTTTATTGAAGGATTTCGAATACCTCTGGCCCCATGCCATCAATTCCTCGATGGTCATGTAACAATACTTCTCGAAGCCCGTGAGCTGGCGAATGTAGGCTATATATCCTTGCAGGATTTCCCGCTCGTGCGGCCCATCGTTGTACTTGTATTCCCCCGTAAATGGATTGTGGGATAATATATCCCCCTCGTACACTTTTGCCGTGTTGAATGTCGCCATCGTGCCGGTGCGGAAGGCCAGCTGTTGAAGGCCGCGGTTCATCACCTGAAACGTACACCGGTCGCCGTAGGGGATCAGGGCCGACTGGCTCAGGTTCGGGTCGATGGACAACCCCGTGCAGGCCGATACCATCGCCGATCTCACCACCGTGCGCGGGTCGCATTTGTTGAGGGCCGCGGCGGCCGGATCGCGCATCAACAGCAGGATTGTTTGCATGAACCGCGGGGCGAATTTCTCCCCCAGAACGTCCATAAATTGGTCGCGGGTGCTTCCTTTCGTAAGCCATGATTTGATTTGTTGAAAGTTACTTTGTGTTACGCTCTTTTGCGGGGCCTGAATGGTGACGGCCTTCGCCTGTTCGGTCATCTGTTTTGCGTCCATAGCTGAAATTTTTGTCAAGTAGTTTTTTGATTCCGTCTTTCCATCCGCCGGAGGTAAAGCCGCCGCGGGTGTTGTCTGAGAGGTTGTGCCACCGCATGTTGGTGGGGTACACGTCGAAAATACCGATTGCGCTTCCGGTGAGTATAAAACCCTCTTCCGTGGTTCTCTCGTCCACATTTATGCGCCTTCCCATCGACCGTATGCACCTGCAAACACGCATTTGGTAGGGGGACAAATTTTCGATTCTCATGTCATACCCTTTGACCCTTGAATAGTCGGTTATCAACTCGGTGATCTGCCGGGTTCGCCGCGCTACCAGCTCTTCCTTTGTTTCCATCACTTTTTTATGTCGAATTTCCGATATGCCGAAATGGTGGTATACTCTTTGGCCAGATCGGGGTGATCCTCGCTGAATTTGGCCAGATCGAACCGCCGCTGATGGATGGTGCGGTAGGTGGCCAGCGCCCGGCCTTCGTAGGCAAGGGTATCGCGTTCGTCGAACAGCGCCGACATTTTCGCCTTGATTTCCTCGTATTTCTTGGCCGCTTCATTCGCGTTGCGCTTGTAGATCATCGCCTGCTCGTGCATTTGCGAAACTTCGTGCCCCACCTTGATGATCCCAGCCGTTGATTCGGGGTGCAACAGCTGCACGTCATCGCCATTTATAGGCTCCGGCTGTTCGCCCCCGATAATATGGCGTTCATACCATGCGCACGCCATTTCGATGCACTTGCGGACATAGTCCCGGTCCGGTAATATAAGGCGCGATTTGAGGGATTTCGAACCGTCATTTACGGCCAGATAGGTGCCGGGCCGCCCGCCTATCTCCGCTTCGAACTGGCACTGCAAAAACCATTCGGAGGGGATAGTTTCCTGCACGTCGAAGTCAACGTACATAGCGGTGTCCTTGATCTCCAAGAACGGACGCCCGGCAAGGTTCGTCCCCTCCTTGAAAATCTCGCGGTCCGGGGCCACTTGAATGTAATCGGGGTACTCGTCGTTGTGGAATACGGCGATCTCTTTGGATCGGCCCACCACCTTGAGGCCTGTCTGCTGTTGGAACCAGCGCGCTATTCCGTCCTCCATGAACCGCCCGCGATACATGGATTCCTTGATCGGCTGCGCGTCGCGGTTTTTCCATTCCAACCACAATTGCAGCGGGGTTTTGTGATTGCTCAGGCCGAGGATTATGCCTATGTTTGATCCTCCAATCACGAAATGTTGATTTCGGTATGCCAGCCACTCGGCGCGGGTCTTGAAAACTGTTTTGCGGATTGCCATGTTATTGGTTGGTTTTAAGGAAGGCTATCGCCATTTTCCGGGGTTCTACATGGATTGTTGCGCTTTCGTGATCCGGGTATATTTCGATATTCCGGAATTGGACCGCATTCAGGACCGGATAACTTCCCTCCGGAATCTGCACGGATTTCCAATGCAGATCGGCGGAGATGATGACCGTTACGTCCTCGCGCCCGTTCGGGGTGTCGATGTTGACCACTTCCGACCCGGAAAAGAAATCACCGTCCAAATGATCCTTGAATGCTTCGGCAATGGCGTCGTACGCCGCAGTTGACAAATTGTAAATCATAATTTTGAATTTTTAAATAAGCTATCCTTGTTGATAATCTGAATCGTAGTTGAGAACAACCTCCGTTTGATGATAAATTCGTAGTGGGTGTCCGGGCAATGTTCCCAAAACGTATCGCCGGGTTCTGCCCACCATTCGTAGACGTAATAATTTCCGGGCTTCTGACGCTTCGCAACGTCTTTGATGTATTGCAGGTCCAAAGAATCGGCGATCTGCGTCCCTTCGGCCGAAAATAGGGTGTATCGGGCGATTTTCATTTTGTGCGAACCATCATTAAATCAAATTTGCTATTATCCTCGCCCGCCATGGCTCCGCCCTCAATGGTCCATGAACCACTATATACCTCCCCGCTTGGGGCTATTATTCTAGCGGCGAGTTTGTACACATCCGCGCGGGGACGTAATTGTATTTCACCGGCTAATTTCCAGCCGATCCGGGTTTGCAGGATGTAATCCCCGGTTAAGTACTTCATCAGATCAAAATTTTCCATATAGTGCTGTTTTGCGGTTTAACTTGCGAAGGCCGGGAAGGTGATCCCCGCGGACGGTTGCCCGGCGGTCTGCCGCGCCTTCTCCACGCGATGCGAATGCTTCACCAATACAATTTGCCACTTTATGCCGTCGCGGGCGGCTGGGGTTTCGGCCAGTGGTGGACCCCTCCCCCGAAGGGGGCTATTTCGTTACCTCGTGGATTTCGCACTGGCCGAGTATCGAAACCTCCACCAGAACCACATCGCCGGCGTCATACACCCGTTCCACCCGGAACGAATACCGGAACATAAGCCAACATATCGCGGCGGTCACAATCGCAGTAACCAGATACCGCATAAAAGTGCATTTTTTCATGGTTATTCTTCCTCCGGTTCGGTGTCCATCGTCATATCCTGCTGGATGGTTATCAATTCCTTGAAATCATCAAGATTCGCTACAATGAAATCCATAACCTCAGTATATTTGTTCTTCTGGATCAGTTTATGCGCGATCCGGCCCGCCTTGTTATAGAGAAGGTTCTCCAAATAATTGTATGCGGCCTTCTTTGAATCGAATCGTGTTTTATCGTATGTCTCTACTACCGTGCGTGTTTTCATGGCTCTAATCTTTAATCTCTTCGATATGTTTGTTATTCATGCAGGGGCAGGCGGAGCAGGCTCCCCATGCGGATTCATTGTGCGCTCCGAAGGCACAAATAGCGTCGCAAATTCGGGTCTGGCTGACCCCCTCCGGATCTGGAACAAGGCGATATTTGCGCCCCCGGAGCACGAAAGGCTCGCCGTTTCGGCTATTTCGGATCGCCTTCCGTTCGATATAGTCGATATTATCAAGATTATTTTTCATCGGGTTGTCGGTTTTGAAGGTTTGCGCACATATCTGCGTATCTCTGGGCAGACTTCAACACTCTCCACCCCGCAGCGAGGGCGCGCGCCTGAATATCCAACAATGGTTCCGCCGTTACCTTTCGCCCCTGCTCCCACTTGGCGAACTGCGCAGGGGTAAATACTACTTTCGCTATATCGACGTTATACACCAGCGCACAACCGCCGTAACTGTATTGGTGCCAGCCGGATGCCCCATTCAGGACTATGTCCAATGATAGGGCCGGTATTGCTGCGTTTTGATCGGCGCACCACTTGCAGATCTCTATATAACTGTCTAGCAAAAAATCAGCATAATAGGCCGTTGCTTTATTCCATTTCCCGCGTTTCCGTTCGGTCTCGGAAATATAGGTGCGCATGTCGGAAAGATATTTAGGTGAGTTTAAAATATTGTGTATCATGTCTTTATGGTTATTTGATTTTGACAATTTGGCGATATTTAACCTGCGTTGCGTACTGATAGATGCATACGCCGTAATCACTTGGATTATTCCGCTTGCGCCTATCTGGGTCGCTGATATTGTACTGCTTTATGACCGCATCCATTACATAGTAAGGGGCTGGATAGCCGTATTGCATCGGTACGGCGAATGTCTGTTCGGACGGGTAACCCTGATTGACCGTTACAATCATGGCAAAATACGGGTTGCCATAGGTTTTTTGAAACCACGTAAAGCAGTGCGCTGAGATCGAGCGAAGGCGATAACGGCCGATGCGAATAATATCCTTTTTCATGGTGGTAGGCTTGATTAAAAATTTGCTTTCAGTTTCAGAAGGCGCAAGCATTCTCGCAGCTCGCTGTCCGTGTACTTCTCGGCGATCTCTCTGGGTACACCATTCAGGTTCATTGCCAACTGGATCGCACGCTCTTTCGAGACCTTCGGGGTTAATTTGATCCTTTTCATATTATTCGAGATTATACAACCGGATTTCATAATCATCGTCCACGTACAGGATCATCGTAGGCTCGATCTGTGTCGAGTACTTGCGAAACAACTTTATTGAGAGTATTCCAAGCGCGGCGATACGCGCGGCACTGCACGTCCATCCAATTCTCGTCCCGATTCGGAGCGAGGCGCCCGAAGTCTTTCCTCTTCAGCTGGGAGGGCGTGCAAAGGGCTTGCGCTATATCTGCATTACAGATAAGCGCGCACCCGCTGTAACAATACGCCTCCCAATCATCGGAACCGTTCAGCAGTGTGTCCAAGCTGAAAGTCGGTATAGGCTCATCATTCGCTTCTGCATACTTGCGCAGGCCTTTGTAACTTTCCATCAGGTTCAGCGCAAAGCCTTTGGTGCCGCGGTCCCATGCGGAACGGGGTTTGCTCGATGCCAGCGCTTTTTCAATGCGGCAAAGTTGATCGTCGGTAAGAACTACACCGGAGGTAATGAAATTAATCTGTGTCATAATGGTATTGGTTTTGTGTTTTTCTCTATACAAATATACACAAAAATATTTACTTTGCAAAATTTTCTAAAGAAAAATGCACGGTTTTCGCAACTTTTTTTCGCTGATCCGAGAGTGCCAGCAGCGGAACCCCCGACCTGCCCCCGCCCCGATCTCGCCCCGATCTCGCCCGACCTCCCCGACGAGCCTACACCCTGCCCCGCCCACACCGGTAGTACCTCCCTGCTTCCGTAGCTCATAGGTCGGAGGTCCAGCCTTCGACATATACCGCTATCCTATGAAGTACTATTATGTGTGTGCAACGCAGGAGCGCGGGCACGTGCGGGCGTCCGGGCGCGTGACGCGAAAGTGTATGCGTGTGATGCGGGTGCGTGCGTGGGGGTGTGCTCGTGTGCGTGTGCGCATGCGTGAGGGCGGGAGCGGGTGGACGGGTGTGTGCTGTTCGGCTCTACCTCTATGCTCGGAACGGGTGTGAACGCCCAGAAACG